AAATGTTTCGGCGCATCCCATTCGACATATCCGCATACAGAACAACTACTAAACATCTCACCACCCGTTGACTTTTCCATCCATTTTCCTGTTTTCGGCCGTGCGAAATACTTCTGCGCGAATCCGACTATCCACTCTGTAAATGAGATTTCAATCGGCTCTGACGGATATGTATGTTCTTTCCATAGCGTGTTTTCATCTACAATATGTTCTCCCCACGGAAGGTATCTTGAGTGCGACCACACGAAACCTAAACCTTCGTGCCAGTTCGCATAATAGAAGTTATCAAGTCTTCGTCCTACCCAATAATCATCTATCGATTCCACATAATAGAATTTCAATTCGTTTTCTTCATCCGTCCTCGGCTCTGCAACCATCGACAGCGGACAATTCGGTCTGCGTGATATATACAGTTCGTTGATTTCATCGGCGCTCAAGTCTGATGGTATACACAAACATCTGTCTTGTAACTTGCAGCCCATGCATCCTTCGGGCATCGGTGGCTCATCGCTTATGGTCAATCCGCCTTTTACGAATACACCATTTGTCTTCGGCTCTGCTGTTTCCTTCGCCATTTCATTGACCAAATCTTCCATATCGTCTCGGTTTATTCTAATTTGTGCAATGCACTTAGTCTTCGATTCTGCAGATGGAAGCGCCAGAATTGCGTTTATTACGTCTCGTCTATTAACGGTATCATCGCTCTTGCTCATAGTAATCTTTCTCCCTTCTAATACATCCTGAACATGGAAAATCAGTATCATATGTTCCAACATGTCTACATCCGTCACAAGTTAATACAAATGGCTGTGCAGATGGAAATGATATAATGTCAGCAATTACTTGATCATGGTCTACTGATTCACCAACCTCGCTCTTTTCGATTCTGTTTTTAATAATTTCTATTGCATCTTGTTTACTAAAAGGAACTGATTTCTTATCTTTTAATTCTCTAATTTTTTCCTGCATTTTATGCAGCATATCATTCGTAGCCTCTTGACATTCTTTACAATATGCACTTTGCTCTTGCAATACTTTGATTGCTATATGCAATGCTTCTTGCATATCTTTTTCTATTCCACTATACCACGTATTTAGCTCACCTTCGCCATAGTCATTTATATTAAATAACATAAGCATTTTTGCTGCTTTTGCTGCTTTTTCTTCTCTTGTCATTTTTTACCTCATTTTTGTACCGCAATTAGGACAATAATTATATATATACAGCACTTTATGTTGTACTTTTCCACATATAGGACATTTAAGATTAATCCAATTATTCCATCCGTCGCCGTCATATTCTTCAATCCATTGTTCTGTTTTAATTTCTTTTAATGGACAATTCTTCCTTCTTTTTTGAAAAGTTACTTTTTCTTCAGTTATTAAACAATATAAATCATCATAATTTAAAAAACAACTATCACATGAATCTGGCATTGTTATACTATCAATATAAATTCCCATTTATTTAACTCCTTTTCTTTTCTTCTAAAATAATTATAACAGTTTTTTACGTTTGCGTCAAATTTTTGTTTATGTACTCTGCGGCCGCGCCAAAATTTGACTTCTTCAGCATCCTGTGCTATACTTATATATAGGAGGACACGTGATGAATAGGCTGAAGCTTGATTTTACTTTAGAGTCGGCAAAAGAACGAGTCGACTTTATTAATACATATATAAAACAATTTGATAACTTAACGGAGAAAGAAATTACGACTATTGAAGAATATTTGTTATGGGGTAAGGATGAAAATGGAATTGCCATTGGCGCCGGAACGGGATTAGAAACGAGATGGAGTAAACCAAAAGAAGCAGAATCGCTTGACGCAGTTTTAGAAAACCCAGCTTTAGCAAATAGTCAACTTTGTTCGTTGAATGATGCAGTTGTTTATAAGAAAAATAGAGACGTTTTTAATAGAAATGAAGCGAGAAAACAGGCTCCCTCGTTTATTTTACGGATTTTTGAAGATTTGTGGAGAGATATAGATGAAACGGAATTGGAGATCAATTTCTACGAAGAAAGAACTGGAAAAAGAAAAAATCCACCAAGGGATGAACTTGTAAAACGCTTTACAAATGAAGAGGTTGAACTCATACGTGCGCGCAGCCAAAAACTTAATCAATATAAGTATTTAAAGTTGAGACATAAGTTAAAAGAGTTAAGAGTTGAACAGTTTACAATTAGAGACTCTTATAGATCAACTTTTAATATCACTCAATCTATTTATAGTCCAAAAGAGAAGACTTTTGTTTTTGATTATGATGTAGAGGTTTTGCCGTTGGGAATTAAAGAAGGACAGGTTGGATACTTGATTTTTGATACGAACTTTGACCCCGGCGCCCTGACCGAAAAACAGCTACGTATGATTAGTGATTTAATTTGGAAGAAAAAGAAAAATCAAAATGAAAGAATTTTTGACTTTAGAAATTTAGAGATGGTTTATCAACTTTACTTATTTAAAGAGGACTTAAACGATAGAGTTGAAAAAATTGATTATGATCATTTGGTTGAGAACAATTTGAAAGGATTGATTGATACTTTAAAGTTTTATGAATCAATTGCTGACTTAACAGATATACAACGTGAGATACTGCGGCTGAAAGAACAAAAAAAGAAAAATACAGATATAGCCGCGTATATTAATGAAAAGTATGGAAAAAGCTATACTGCTAATTATATTAGCACTATTTTTAAACAAAAAATTATTAGTAGGATTAATGAAGCAGTAAAACTTCATCAAGATACAATTGAAAATTGTTTCTTTGAGGAGAACTTTAAAGCATGTTGTGATTGCGGCAGAATTTTATTGTTAGATAGCAGAAATTGGGTTAAAAAAGCTAGAAGCAAAGATGGCTTTCAAAATAGATGTAAGAGATGCGAGCACGAAATGAGAAGGAAAAAGAAGGGGAATTAGATGAAGAAAGGAAGAAGTAAACCAGAAAGACTTCTGGAAGAAATTATTAAATTAGACCATGTGCAGTTTCTTGGGATTTGCAAGATTTTAGATATAAAAATTTTTAAAGATGAAGAAAAAGGTAAAGATGCTGAACCAAAGACTTTTTATGAGCTATGGAGTGAGATGTGCGATGTGATTAATGACATGAATCGCACTCGGCGCCGGAACTTAGCTAAATTGGTTTACGCAGCTACTAAAGAAGAAAAGGAGGAATAAAATGGCTGTAAATCCACATTTTGATATAGATTTTGAATCGAAGAAGTGTGTATGCTGCGGTCAGATGAAGGATTCTTTTTCTTTTTTAAGAACCAAGTCATTTATGTATCCGAGTGGATATGTAGATGTATGTGTTGATTGTCTTGGAGATAGATTGGAGAGGACCGAATATGATTGGAATGTGATGGATAAGATTTGTCAATATCTTGACATTCCTTTTGAAGCTCCTAAATTTGAAGAGCTACGATCTACTCACTCTGCGCCCGAGCTATTAAAAGCCTATAACTTGATATACTTTGGAGATGACTATGATGGAATTGATTGGAAGTCATACCAAGAAGCTTATAAGGAGTTAGAAGCCTCTGGCGCCCTCGACGAAGTAGCTGTGCCAGGTATAGCTGAGGAGCGTCGTCATCAACTTCAAGAAAAATGGGGTATGAACTATGACGATGAAGCTTTAAACTATCTGGAAAATTTATATGATGGACTTTTATTAACTCAGAATATCAATGGCGCACTTCAGGGTGATCAAGCCTTAAAGATTTGTAAAATTTCTTATGAAATTGATTGTCGAATCCGCGAAGGCGCTGATTTCGATAAACTTTTAGCTTCATATGATAAATTGGTTAAAACTGGTGAATTTACTCCAAAGAATGTAAAAAATGCTAGTGACTTTGAATCAATGGGTGAACTTTGTCGATGGCTTGAAAAGAAGGGGTTTGTTAATCAGTTCTACGATGGAGAAACCAGAGATGTAGTTGATGAGACTATAAAGAATATACAAAGTTGGAATCAACGCTTATATACGAATGAAAGTGGTATTGGTGATGAAATTAATCAACGTATACAATCTCTAAAGACTGCGGCCGAGCTAGAAACTTATTATGATGTAAATCCTGATGTAGATGATTATGATGAGTATGAAAATGAAGGCTTTGAAAAATTATTTAAAGATGAGGAATTTGCAGTTGACCTCGAAGGAGGTGATTAATTGCAAGAAAAAAAGAGAAAAATTATTCTATCTCATAAGCAAGAGTTAGTTAATAATAATACCGACTTTATTGAACGTGCAGAGCGCGATGGCATAGAATTAGAGAAAGGTGCGGTTATTACCAATGAGTATTTAGAAAGAAATAAAAATGACTTGGGTAGGTGGGTTAATTATTTTACCGCTTATCCAGACATTTATTTAGATATAATACGACCTGCTGATTCAGAATTTTCATTGTTTTTCTACCAAAGGATGACGTTGCGGGCGCTGATGCGTTTTAAAGATGTCTTCATAACAGCGCCCCGTGCGTTTTCTAAATCTTTCATTACTATTTTAGCCTTCTTTTTACAGTGTGTATTTATCCCTGGAAGGAAGGTATTTATTTGTGCTAATACTAAGCAACAGGCAGCGCAAATTACTAAAGAAAAACTATATGAAATATTTGACCATTGGCCGCTTCTTAAAAAAGAAGTAATAGGATATGAATTGAAAGACTATCCGGGAAACTATGGAAAGGACTATGTACAGTTAAGATTTAGAAATGGTTCAGTTCTTGACGTCGTACTTGCTGGAGATGCCGCTCGTGGCGGACGCCGCCATGGCGGTATGATAGATGAGATACGTGATGGTGATGAAGAAGCTATTAACTCGGTAGTTATTCCTTTAGTAAATGTATCTCGTCGTTTGCCGAATAATACTGTAAATCCAAAAGAACCTAATCAGCAGATTGTTGCGACTACCAGTGCGGGAAGTAAAACCTCTTTCTCATATGAAAGATTAATTGACACTTTTGAAAACGCGATAATTGATCCACAACATGCTTTTATGTTTGGATGCGATTGGCGGCTGCCCGCAATGCATGGACTTATTGATAAACAATATATCAATAAATTAAAAATGAGTCCTTCCTATAATGCTGAATCTTTTGCTACTGAATATTTAAGTTTATGGCAGGGTTCCAGTGAAGATGCATGGTTCTCCTATGAAAAACTTTCAAAATATAGAAAAATAAAGAATCCAGAAATGCACGCAATTAATAGATCAGGATCTGAACAATTCTACTTAATATCAGTAGACGTGGGCAGAATTTCTGACCAGACTGCGGTATGTGTATTTAGAGTTAATATATTAAAAGGAAAATTTTATTCTACTTTAGTTAATTTAATTGTTCTAGGTAGAACTCCACAAACTAAACCTTTTACAATTCAAGCTGTGGATTTAAAAAAGATTATCAATCTTTACAATCCTCGTGAAGTTGTAATTGATACTAATGGTTTAGGTGTAGGTCTTGCTGATGAAATGATTAAACCTCATTATGATGAAATGGGAAATCTGTTACCAGCATATGGTTTTATAAATGATGACACTTATAAAACTATTCAACCTAAAGATGCTCCTAAAATTCTTTATGGAATAAAAGCAAATGGACCTTTGAACTCTAAAATACATGGTAATTGTTATTCTCGATTAACTAGTGGACTTGTCCGCTTTTTAATAAAAGAGCAAGAAGCTAAAAGTGCTTTACTTGCAACTAAGAAAGGTCAAAAAATGACCGTTGAGCAACGTGTGATACGTTTAATGCCACACGAAATGACAACAAAATTATTTGAAGAAATGGCTAATCTTCGACTTAAGCGTACTGGCGCCAGCTTGGACATAGTACTCGAAAGAATTAATTCTCGTTTTCCTAAAGACAAATACTCTAGTTTTTCTTATGGACTTTGGAGAATTAAAGAACTTGAAGAGGAATACTATAAGACAAGTCATCGTCGGCGCGCGGGTAATCGACAATTAGTATTCTTCTCAGGAGGAAGATAATGGATGAACAAAAAGTGACATTAGCAACTTTTACGAAAGCAATTAATGACATGGTTGCTAAGAATGAATCATCCTATAATTTATCACGCTGGGGAAGAAGCAGATATGAAAGAGTCAAGGATTATTCTGTAGAAGAAGTAGAAAATATTATTACTTCTGGTTCTATTGAAGCTCAAATAGCTTTATCTCGAAATTATTTTAACAAAGGCGGTTTTTATCAAAGATTACTTTTGCATTATGCCACTTTATTGAAATATACAAGTTTACTAATTCCTAATCCAAGTTTTGGTAAAGATCTCTCCGAACAGTATATTTCTAAAAAGTATTATAATGCTGTTAGTTTTATTGATAATGCAAAACTTCCCAAGTTATTTACTCATATAGCTATTAAAGCATTGCGGGATGGCTGTTATTATGGAGTACTTCAAGAGGTAACTAATAAGTCTATTTCTATACTGGATTTACCTATATTCTATTGTCGCTCACGTTTTAAAGATAAAGAAGGTAATGATATAATTGAATTTAACGTTACTTATTTTGATACAATAACAGATAAAGATTTTCGTAAAAGAGCGTTGGCGGCCTATCCAAAAGAAATATCTAATTGGTATAGACGTTATAAAAATAGAAGGGTTAATAATCCTTGGTGTTATGTTTCCTCAAGTGTTGGAATTTGTATGTCATTAATTGACGAAAGACCAATATTCTTACAAATTATCGAAGCTGAATTAGAATATGATGATGCAAAAGATATTAATAAAGAACGTGACTTAGAAGAAATTAGAAAAATTCTTGTTCAACATATTCCTCATTTAACAGATGGCGGTTTATTGTTTGAACCAGAAGAAGCTCTTGAAATGCATAAGGGCGCAGTTGATATGACTAAGAAAAATGAAAATCTTAGCGTTTTAACAACTTATGCAGATGTAGATGCTATTGTTTCTAAAACTTCTAATGATAACGCGCTCAATTCAGTAGATAAAGCTTTAGCTAATATTTACGCTACTGCTGGTTCTAGTAGCCAATTATTTGGTACTGATTCTAACTTATCTTTAAGCACATCAATCACTAATGACATGGCTTTAATGATGGTATTGGCGCAGAAGCTTGAAAATTTTATTACTTCAATTATAAATGAACGGTATGGTAACTCTAATGTTACTTTTACTTATAAAATTTTACCAATTTCATATTATAATCAAAAAGATTATGCAGAAACAACTTTGAAGTTAGCAAATTCTGGTTATAGTTTCTTACTACCGGCGCTAGCTATGGATATTTCTCAACGAGAATTAAGTAGTATAAAAGATTTGGAAAATGATGTTTTAAAATTACGAGAGAAGCTTCAGCCGTTAAGTACGTCTTATACGGAAACAGGAAACGTAGGACGTCCTCAAAAAGATGCACAAGATAAAAGTGCAAAAACAATTGCTAATGAGAAATCATTAGACAATGGAGGTTCTAATTAATGGATAAAGAAAAAGAAAAATTAACAACTTTTTCTCTTTCTGTTTATGGTGAAATTGCTAATTATAATGAAGTCTTATCTAAAGGAAGATGTCGAATTTTTTATAAGGGCGCAAATCGAAATCGTACTTTTATAACTGAAGAGTTTGCTGCAAAATTGGTTGAAACTTTACCTTATACTCCTGTAAAAGGAATATTTGATAATGTAAAAGATGATTATACAGACCATGGCAGAGAAAGATATGAAGGGCGTATTTATGGTATTGTTCCAGAAAATCCTAATTTTGCTTGGGAAAAACACCTTGATGCAGATGGGATTGAGAGGGAGTATGCCTGTACCGACGTCTTTCTTTTCACTGGACTTTATAAACAAGAAGCTTTTGATATAATTGGAAAATCTCAGTCTATGGAATTATATGTAGATTCTATTGAAGGAGAATGGCAGTATATTAATGGGAAGAAATTCTTTGTTTTCACAGAGGGGCGCTTCTTAGGATTACAAGCATTGGGAGAAGATTATGAACCATGTTTTGAAGGTGCTTCATTCTATACTTTAGTAGATTCTGTTAAAAATTTAATGGCTGATTTAGAAAATAACGATATATTTCAAAAGCAAAACTTGGGAGGAGAAAAGCATATGAATTTTAAACTTTCTGATAATCAGAAATACAATATGATTTGGACTCTTTTAAATCCTAGATTTAATGAAGAAAATGATTATATTATGGACTATGCGGTTTGTGATGTATACGATGCTTATGCAGTAGTTTTCAAATTTGAATCTGGTGATTATGAAAGAGCTTATTATACAAAGAATGATGAAACAGATTCCCTTACAATTGATAAGATGGAAGGGTGCTACATCGTTGATGTAAATGAAGAGGAAAAGCGTGCGCTTGAAGTTCTTCATGTTATGAATAATAACACTTATGAAAAGATTGATGAAGTAGTGACTGGTTTACAGCAAGAAGTAGAAAGTTTTAACTCCAAAATTGAAGAGAACGATACTACAATTGCGACTTTACAACAGGATAAAGAGAAACTTGAATCTGATCTACAGGAAACGCAAGAGAATTATACAGCTGCTTTAGAAAAGATTGATACTCTTAATTCTGAAAATGAAAGCTTAAACGAATTTAAGGCTGCGACAGAATTAAAGGAAAAAGAAGCGGTAATTGAAAAGTATACCACTCTGTTAGAGGAAGATACAATTGCTGATTTCAAAGAAAAGATCAATGAGTTTACTAAAGAAGAGCTAGATAAGGAAATGGCGTTTGCTTTAGTTCAGACTAAGTCTACTATTTTTACCAATAATGATGGTGGTTTCATTCCAAAGGATGAGCCTGGTCTCACCGGAATTGAAGCTATTTTAGAAAGACAAAAGAATAAAACGAAATAATAAACGGAGGATTTATTATGGCTTTAACAAGATTTGTAATTGACGGTTATGGTCAATTAGAATTAAATAATGTAGCCTTCCGTAGAGATGGTCGTGTTGAAGCACAGTGTGCTCTTGATGAAACTGATTTTGCTACAGTTCCGGCCGAAAATGGAATGTTACTAGCTGTAGATAGAGTTAACAGAGTGGTTAAATTTTTTGATAGCTCTGATGATACCTATCCAATTGCTCTGAATTATACTACTGAGCATATGTATGATGAAAGAGCCAATGCTTTAAAAGATTTCAAGCTTGAAAGAGGTACTTTCCTCCCAAGACTTGGATATTTAGCTGTTGGTGATTTATTTACTACAAATTGTATTAGTTATGATAAGGGTTCTAGCACTGGTCAATTTGCTGATGATGACGCAGTAAAAACAGCTCTTGGTGCGATTGGCACAACTCCGCTGTATGGTGGTGCAAGCGCTAATGGTACAATTACTCTTAGCACTACGGCTCCTGCAAAGGGTCCAGTACTAAAGGTTGTTGAAAAAACTACTATGCCTGATGGAACTCTTGGTGTAAAATTCCAAGTATTAACTGCGTAATTAAGGGGGTAATAAGATGACTATTAAAGAAATGAAAGAATTAGCCCTTTACGCGGCTAAGGGCACTGCTCCTGCTAATTATTCTGTAGAGAATGTTGATGCAGCTCTCGTTGAAGGTTTAAGAGAATTAGCAGGTTCTGTTAATCAGTTTATGAAGAACAGATATGATATTTATGAAATTATTATTGAGGCTGCTGATGAGGTAGTTCCTCAGAAGGTTATTGATGCTGTTGGTATTTTTGCTGAAGTTAGACAGGTTGGTCAAGGTCAGAAGGCTTTATTTAAGACTAAACTTGGTAGAACTAGAGCAAGAAAGTTCCTTACACAAGTTGGTCTTTCTGGTGTATACGAAACTTTCAGACTGGACAATGGTTCGTTTGAAGTTGGTGCGTATGCAATCGGTGGAGCTTGCACAATTGACTTCGAAAGAATGTTAGATGGTGCAGAAGATATGGCTGAATTAGTTAGTCTTTTAACTGAAGCACAGACTGATGCTGTTTATCAGCAAGTTCAGAAGGCTCTTCGTGCGGCATTTACTAAAACTGGTGTACCGCAGAATAACAGAGCAACTGGTGCTACATTTAATGCTAAGGAAATGATGAAGCTTATCTCTACAGTTAGAGCTTATGGTTCTGGCGCAGTAATTTTTGCACCGCCGGAATTTATTGCTGAGATGGGTGCAGATGCTATTGTTCCTGTTGGAACTTATTCTAATGGTTCCGGTCAAAGCGCTACAGTTGCTGCTGCTACTGGTGGCGTTTATCATCCACAAGATATTGATGCTATTCACAATACCGGTTATATTAATTTATTTAGAGGAACTCCGGTTATTCAAATTCCACAGTCATTTGTTGATGAAAATAATACTACAACATGGATTGACCCGCAGCTTGCTTATGTATTACCGACTGGTGGTGAAAAAGTCGTTAAGGTTGTTCTTGAAGGAAATACTCAAATGTATGACTTTGTTAATAGAGATCAATCTATGGAAATTCATACTTATAGAAAACTGGGTACTGCAATTCTTACATATCACAACTGGGGTATTTATAAGAATAGTGGAATCGCCCCGACTTATGCAGAACAATTTTACATTTAATTGATACTTGGGGAGGGGAGGATTCCCCTCCCTATTTTTAAATTTAGGAGTAAAAAGGAGTAGTTAAGATGGAAGAGAAAGTTAAGGTTAAGAATTTGATTTCTAGTAGAGTAAATATTGATATTCCAGAAATGAGACTTAGTAGAGTCTGGGAAAAGAAGGGCGCAGTTAAAGTCATTCCTTTCGATCAGTTAGAAGAAGCAATGTATAATCCTGGTGTTGAAGCCTTGTTTACAGAAGGTATTCTTGGAATTGATGATTTAGAAGTTAAGCAAAAATTAGGTTTAGAACCAGAAGATACTAATGAGCCTGTTAATATTATTATTTTAACTGATGCACAAAGAAAACGTTATTTAACTGTTATGCCAACTTCTGAGTTTAAAACAGAAATTCAAAAATTACCTCTTGAACAGGTAAAAGAGCTTGCTCGTTATGCAATAGAAAATGAAATTGCTAATTTTGATAAGTCTGAAATTATTAAGAAAATGATTGGTACAGATATCATAAGTACAATTCAACTTAATAAAGTAGACGAGGAAAAAGTAGAAAATTAATAGGAGTTAGAGATGGCTTCGGTTTATGATATATATGATGCCTTTCTCTCCAAAATGTTGGAAGATGAATGGTTAAATTGGGCAGATGAAGAAAGATATGAAGATTGGCGTTCTCTTTTAGATGCTGCGATTCCTTATTTTAAATTTCCAAGAGTTAGTTTGGAAATAGATGGAGATGAATTTGTAGACCCTGATTTTTCAAATGAAGAAATTCAAATTCTTGCAACTTATATGAAATGTGAATGGTTAAATAGAACTATTCTTACTTGGGAAAATGTTAAACCTTTATACGTAGAAAGAGACTTTTCTCAGGCTAATTTAATAGATAAGTTAAAACAGTTACTTGAAAGAGAGGAATATAAAGCATTGAAACTTGAACGAATTTATTATCGTTCTCGTAAAGGGAAGCCATTTACTTATAGTCAATTGGCGGGAGATTAAGATGAAGTATATTCCTGGTATGGATGAAGGATACGCCAATAGTTTAAAGAATAAGTTGTTTGGTCTACTTTGTGAATATGAGAAAGATAGGGAGTGGGAAAAGTTTTTAGATTCAATTTTGATTGAATTGTATGGATTTGACCCAGAAGAAAGGACTATAAATTATTATACTCTGGTTCATAAAATTTCCTCTTTGAGATATTTGAGATATGAATATTTTAGAAGTACAATTTTTGATTGTATGTCTTTGCTTTCTAAATTGACGGAGGAAGATGAAGATGGGGTACTATGAGAATGTTTATTTGAAGAGACTAAATAGATATGGTATAGATTTTCAATCTCGCATGCAAGGCCAAAGAGAAGAGAATTTTAAACGACAACTTATGAAATCAGTTTATTATGTGAATTTTGATTATGATGGAGAAGTTCGAGAGGGTGAATTAACACCGATGCGGCAGAATGAAACAAAGACAATGCAGTATTTGTTGACTGATGTTCATTTAGATATTCCGAATGGAACCGTACTCTTTATTCCAGATAAAAATTATGAACTGCGACCTTGGCTTATCTATTATTTAGAAGATATGAAAGCAAGTGGATATAATAGATATATTGTTTTAAAAATGACGCATTTGCTTTCTTGGAAAGATAGAAGTGGTGAGTTAAGAGAAACTTGGGCTTACTTTTACGGGCAAGAAGATAATATGTTGAAAGATGAATTAAAGTCTCGTAGTAGAAGTAGAGTTCTTTATACTGAGAATTTGAAGTTGAGTTTCTTTATTATGCCAGTAAATGAATTTTTAAGAAAAGATGATTATTTAGAAGTTGGAGAAGGTGGACTAAAAGAAGCTTATGTTGTAACAGGCTATGATACTCAGTCAACTCCAGGAGTTGAATTTGTTTCTGTAGACCCGCAATATATTCGTGATTTGACGCCGCCGCCAGAACAAACAGAAGAGGATGAAAGTTCTGACTTCTTCTGGATTAATGGAGGTGTTGAATAATGAATGTAAGGAATTGCGCAGACATAGGTATAAATGCACAGTATATAATTAAAAGACTTTTAGCTAATCAGAATTTACTTAAATTACTATATTATACAGATAAAGATCCGTTAAATCATGAGGATTTAACTCAAGAACAAATACAAAAAGAAGTATTTGAAAAACTTATTAAAATTGTACCTCGCGTTGGACCAAAAGAAACCGCTAATTCCGTTGTAGCTTTACGCATCGCGCGCGGAAGCGGCCTGGCGGCCAACAGCGAGTTTAAAAACGTCTATTTAAGTTTAGAAGTTTTTGTTCCTATGACTCAATGGATTATTAAAGATACTAATTTGAGACCTTTTGCTATTATGGGGGAGATTCAGAAATCTCTGAATAATAAGAAAATTGAGGGGTTAGGAAAGCTGACTGGAGGAGATTTTGATTTGAACTTTTTAACTGAAGAAATTTCTTCTTATGAACAGACTTTCGTTTTAACTTCTTATGATTGATGATAAAATTTTTCTTGGTTTTCCGATAGACTTTAAAGATGTGTGTAAAATTTATCCCCCTAAGGTAAATGATGTAGTTAATAATGAGGATTTTAATGTTTATCGTTCATTGTTTACTATGACACAAGAGGAATTAGATGAAGCTTATTTAAAGGACGAGAATGTTACTCAAGTTCCGACTCCTTTTCAATATTTGTTAATGAATTATTATCAAGATGAAGAAGTTAAGAATAAAATTATAGATGCTTTTAATTTATTTGTTCGTGAACCAGTAACAATCGTACCTGAAATTGAGTTATTACTAATTGGCAAAAGTGAAGATGAATTAGACCCTGATGTGGATTTAGAAAATCCTAGATTACTAACCGAGGAAAATTTTTTTGATTTTCAAAACCAAATACGTTTAGTAATGGGGCAAGATAAAATCGAACCTCCAGAACCAGAAGATGAAAATTTAGATCCGCGCATTAAGCGTTGGAAAATGAAAATTAAAGAGTCTGATAAGATAATTCAGAAGAAGAAAGCTAAAGATTCACCGACTTTTGGAACTTTACTTGCTGCAATTTGTTGTATGGGAATTGGTTTAAATCCACTTAATATAGGAGAGATAAGCTATGCGTGCGTGCATTGGTTAATTGCAATGTATCAACAGAATGAAGAATATGACGTTGATATAAGAGCATTACTCGCTGGCGCGGATAGTAAAAAAGTGAAACCAAAATATTGGATAAAAAATATTGAATAAAAGAAAAATATAGGAGGCTATATAATATGGCAATTATTCTTGATAAATATGCTATTAAGGAAGTCGCTGACGTTATGTTCTACGAGTTAGACTCTAAGGGCGCGCCTTCCGCTCCGGTACTTTATCTTGATACCTTAAAGACTTCTACAATTAATCAGAGTTCTGAAACTGTAGATGCTACTGGTGGTAAAGGTAATGTAAAGTTACTTTCTTGGGATACTAATAAAGAGCTTACTCTTGAAATAGAAGACGCTGTTTTTAGTGCAAAATCTTTAGGTATCATGTTTGGTGGTACTGTTAGACAGACGGGTACTACTCAGGAAGTATTAAAGACACTTGCAAGAGATAAGTTTACTGCAACAGATACTACTAAGATGTATTCTTTCCAGATTAAAGATGCAACTTATTATATTGATGTTACTAAGGTTTCTTGGTTCTATTATACTACTGACGCGAATACTAAGGAAACTGCTATTACTCCAATTGCAATTACTAGCGCAACTACTACAATGCCGGCTAATGCTGATTTTGGTACATTTGATTTATTAGATGCAGTAAATGCGCCGACTGGTGGCACTGGAATTGTTTCTGATGCTCTTGAAATTAATGTAACTTCTGAATTTGGTGATAATACTTATTATATCACTGGTGACACTTATGCTAGAAACGTTGCTTCTGGTAAGGATGACTTCTTACAGTTTATTATTCCGAAGGGTAAAATTTCTGCTGAGGATGTTAGCTTAACAATGGAAGCTGATGGCGATCCGGCAACATTTGCTATGACAGTTAATTGCTTAAAGGCTAATGATGGTACTATGATTAAGCTTGTTAAGTATAATCTTGGTGGTGATACTGCTGCTGGAACAAATAATAACAAGGGTGTTGCTTCTGTATTAGATTATTACAATGATGATACAAATCATAGAGCACCTTGGGCAACTCCTAATGCAAGAATCCCTGGAACTAGCTTAATGGATGGAACAAATGGTTCTGACGACCTTTAATTAAATATTTAATTTAATGGCGGGGAGGCGGTTGGCCTCTCCGCTTTATTTATACGGAGAGTATACAAAATGGATAAAGAGTTTGGTATGCAAGAGCTGTACTTTGTACAGCTAAAATCTACTTATCCTATGGAGATAAAAGGAAAAGAGTTTGCCGCCGGTGAAGTTATCGCGGCATTTGACAAAATTCAAATTGCAAACTTTCGAGACATTCACAAAGAAGCCGCCGCCCAAGGTGGTTATCAAAATCGAAAAGTAACAATTTGGAATAGGACTGAAGGAGTTGAACTAGTTTTTACACAGGGAATTTTTTCAAAGACCCAATTGAGTTTAATGAATAATATGCGTATTATTTCTTTAGAGGATAATCAAATAGTGCGTATAGCTCAACGTGATGAACTAGAAACAGATAGTGAAGGAAAAGTTACATTAACCCATGTGCCTATAAATTCATGGATTTTTGTTTATAATAGAGAAACAGGTGAGAAACTGACGGGTTTATCTTTGATAGATCAAAACACACTTCAAACTCCTTTAGTTTATAAGGAAGTTATAGTAGATTATGAATATGCTTATGATAATGGCGCGGATGTGAGTTTTGTTGGTGAAGATATTTTTGATGGTTTTTTAAGTCTGGAAGGTAGAACCAGGATTAAGGACGATGAAACTGGAGAAACTCATACTGCAATTATTTACATTCCAAAATTAAAAATTACGTCAGACTTCACACTCACTTTGGGACAAAACGCGCAACCTGTTGTTGGAAGATTTAAAGCTACGGCGCTAGCGACAGGTGAACGGAAACAATCAAAAGCCTTAGAGATATATTATTTGAATGATGATATTGATGAAGACAATGAATGGCGTTAATTTTTAATTAACGTCATTTTTTATTGATTGAATAGGAGGTAAGATATGCCTGGTGAAACTGTTGATGTATTAGTCAGAGCGCGAATGGAAGCTAGTGGGGTGGAAACTGGCGTTGGACAAATACAAAAAGCTTTAAAAGGATTAACTTTACCAAAGGGAATTTCTGATGATTTAGAAAAGAGTTTCGGTAAGTTAAATCCTTTATTAAAAGATTATCAAAAACAGTTAAATAAAGGTTTTTCGAATAAGAAAGACTTACAAAATTTTAATGCTTTAAAAAGCAAAATTGATGAAGTTTTTGGGGAAATTAATTCTAAAATACAGCAAGTCAATTCAAAAGAGATTAAATTAAAAATTGATACTAAAGAAATTGAAAGATTAGATAAGACAATTGCTTCAAAAACTAATCAATTACAAAAAAAATTAGGGGAAGTTTTTATCGGAAAAAAAGATGGTTTCGACTCTTCTTCTGCTATTAATAGTCAAATTGATTCTGCTGTAAAGGCAATGTCAAGAGCTAAAACTATAAAACCAATGGCTAATATAGCCAAAGATTTGTTTAATAAACAAGATTTTGTTGCTTATAATGAACAGATAAAAGAAATAAAAGCTAAAGTTATGAGCTTAAGCAAGACAAAATTTGATTTAGCTAAAAGTCTTGGTTTTAAAGGTACAGAAGAAGAAGTTGCAAAAATAAATAAAATAGTTAATAGTTTTTTTACAAATTTATCTATTAATGGAACAAAAGCTCAAAGTATTCAAACTCTTAGACAAGAAATTCGGGGATTGAGTCAAGATTCGGCTAAACTGAAATTAGATGCAGCTGCAAGAGGTGCAGAAGCTTTATCTAAAGCTGGTGCAGGAATAGGTAATTTAAGAAATAACCTTCATTCTGTAAGTGAAGGTGCGCAGCAGGCGGCGTCTGGTTTATTATCTGCGAAAGAACAGGTAGAACAATTAAAGTATTCTACCCAATATTTCTTTAGTTTAAGAAATATGTTTAGCCTCTTAAAAAGAGGTATTGATGAGGCAGTTCAATCTGTTAAAGAATTAGATAAAGCAATGACAGAAACTGCTGTAGTTACTGATTTTAAAGTAAGTGATATGTGGAATATGTTACCAGAGTATACTGAATTAGCCAATAAACTTGGGGCTACTACTCAGGGTGCATATGAAACAATGACCCTATATTTCCAACAGGGTTTAAATAAACAACAAACTTTTGAAATTGGTGAAGAAACCATGAAGATGGCTCGTATTGCTGGTCTTGATTATGCTGATACAACCAACATGATGACCGCTGCGCTTCGTGGATTTAATATGGAGTTAAATAAAACTTCAGCTCAAAAAGTTAATGATGTTTATTCAAAATTAGCAGCTATCACAGCTTCAGATACAAGAGAACTTGGTCAAGCTATGGAACGTACTGCTTCTATTGCTCATTCTGCCAATATGGATTTTGGAAATACTGCAGCTTTTCTTGCTCAAATGATTGAAACCACTCGTGAAGCGCCGGAAAATTTAGGTACTGCGATGAAAACAATCATTGCTAGATTCCAAGAATTAAAAAAGGCCCCTAATGAAATTGCAGAGGTTGAGGGAGAAGAAGTAAGTTTTAATAGAATCGATACTGCTTTAAAAACTATTGGCGTTGACCTTATGGATAATAAGGATAAGTTTAGAGATTTAGATGATGTATTTTTAGATATAGCATCTAGATGGGATGGCTTAACTCAAACTCAACAACGTTATATAGCTACTACTGCGGCAGGTTCAAGACAGCAATCTCGTTTCCTAGCTATGATGCAAGATTATTCTAGATTGCAAGAATTAACTGATGCCGCAGCAAATAGTGAAGGAGCGTCACAGAAACAATTTGAAAAAACTCTTGATTCTTTTGAATCTAAAGTTAATAAATTAAAGAATGCTTGGCAGCAATTTACTATGGGAATTGCTAATAATCAGTTTGTAAAAGGATTTGTTAGTGGTATCACTGGTGTACTTGACGTTACTAATAAATTAATAGATACTTTTAGTTTAGGAAGCGGAGCACTTAAATCTTTTTTATCTTTGTTTACTGCTTTTGCTGGATTAAAAATTGGTGGGCGTGTTATAAATGGTTTGGTTGGAGCTCTTGGCGGTTTAGTTGACCCAACAGTTGGTTTTGGCGCAGGTTTAAAAACTGGCTTTACAGGAAGAACTCATGCAAATAACGCAGTATTAGCTTCTCAGATATCTTCACCAATTGTAGCAGAATTAAGAGCTATTAGAAACTTACATGCTCAAGAATTAAATCAAGAAATGCGGTCTGATGCAAAAAGAGGATTAGATCAGTATGGAAGATATCAGAATTTTAAAAATGCAAAAAGTGGAATAGAATCATTAGGAAAAGGTTCTCATTCGATAACAGATTTAACTAAACAGTTATCAGGAATATCTGGTAAAGAACAAAGCTTATTAATGAGAAGCAATTCAGCCACTTTTAGATCTGCTACTAATGCGATTTTAGGAAGATATGCCACTAAGGGAGCTAGTAAAGAAGCTTTTTCTGGTATAAAAAGAGCTGAAAGATTGTTAACAGAACAGCGAAATGCTGGTCAAATAACCGCGGAAGAGTATTATAAAGCATTACAAGATCCGGCTTTATTAAGTAGAGCATTACAGCAAGCAGATGTTAAGGGAAGAAATAATGCAGCTGTTCAGTATTTAAATAGTCTAGCAGAACCGCTCCAAGCAGAGGCAAAAAGGTTAGCAAATCAATCTACAGATGAGCAAGCTCAAAGAATTTGGGAAAGACACAGACGACTTAAAGGAAGGTTTGGAGATAATTATACAAGAACCGACGAGCAAGTTCGTGCTATGATTGAACGGGCAAGAGATCGCAGAACAACGAGATATTATCAGCAAGGACTAAAAAGACGACAAGAAGAAGAACCTACTACTTTTAGTGTTTCTAAAGCTGGTCAACTTTTAAATAATATTGGAAAACTTGGTTCTGGAATTGCTTCTGCGGGAATGGGAATACAAGCTTTTTCTAGTTTATTAACTTCTTCTACTAATCCTGCTTTACAAATGTTTGGAACGGCCTTATCTTCAGTTGGTGGATTAATTAGTGGACTAGGCATGACAGTTGCAGGACTTTCAGCTGGATTTTCAGCAATTGCTGAATCTTCTGCTATGACTGGTATCGTTAATAGATTATTTGGTCCTGCCGCCGCGGCAGCGGGAACTGCAGCTACGGCGTTAACAGGCGGCTTAATGGGACTAGTAGCTGCAATTGGAGTCGGTGTAGCAATTTATAAAAAACATAATGAGAATATCAGAAAAGCTGCTGAAGACTTGACTGAAAATTATAAAAAGAATTCTGAACAAGTGGCTTCTAATATTAGTAGTTTAGAGTCTTATAAAGGTGATTATAATAGATTATCTCGTGGTGTAGATGAAAATGGTAGAAATGTCAGTTTAGATGATTCGGACTATGCTAGATATCTTGAAATCGTTGATAAGATTGCAGAAGTTAATCCAGAAATTGTCGAAGGTTACAATGCTCAAGGGCATGCTATTATTAGAAATAACGCCGCGTTAGATAAAACTTTAGATTTAGAGAAAAAAAGACAAGAAACAATTACTAATGAATATACAGATAAGAATGCTATTCAAACTTTAAAACAAGCTAGAGATTTAGAAAAACGTGAAAAAAGAATAGCTAAAGTTACTCAACGTTCGGTAACTGGAGAAAAGATTGTTGATTGGAAATCTACTGGTGAATATGAATTTATTCCACAAGCAAAGATGAGGCAACAGGCCCAAGAAGCCGCAAGAATTTGGAATCAAGGTATAAAAGAAGGCTGGGCTTCAGAGGATTTATTCTCTGACTTAAATATTAATGTTGATGACTTAATTAATGGTCAAGATGAAGCTATTCGAATTTTTGATCAATATAGCTCTCAAATTTCTTCAAAATTAACAACCGCAATGGATTTAGCAGGTTCTGAAGTTAATGAAAAGACGAAAGAAAACTTTGCTAATATTATGAGTCAATATAGCGATGCATCTGATGAGATGGAAAAATTAATTGAACCTATGTTCAATCAGTGGTCTACTAAATTGGCTCAAAGCGACATATACAAAAATATACCAGGAGAAATGACTTCTTACCTTAATCAAGGTTTAAAAGACATTTTATCAAATGCTAATGTAGAAGATATTGATACAGAAGTTAATGCATTAGCAGCTAATTTTTCGGAATTAACAGACGAAGGTAGTAAATACTCTAAAGTTATGGAAAAAGTAGCTGAGGCTCAAAAGGATTTTGGTGACATTAGAGACGAAGCTAAATATGATGAAGCTGCAAAAAGAGCTGTTAATAAATTAGAAGAAATTAAAGCGGAAATTGGAGATACTTCTACTGGTTATGGAAGAGCTTTAACAGAATTTTTAGATAATCAAATTGCTCAAATTCAAAGTTTCACTGAAGAAGGCACAATAAATATTACAGAAGCATTGAATACAATGACTGATGAAATTGCCGCTGCCGAAGGAGCATTAGAAACTTTTAATACCGTAGCAGAAGGTAGTAATTTTTCTACTGCTGCGGATAATATGAAACAAATTTATGATACCATAACTGAAAAAGATAGTAATACTGGAATAAATAAACATGCAGAAGGTAAGGGTGACCAAACCTATTGGATGGGTGCTGAGTCTTTAATAGGAAGAGATAATCTTAAAAATAAGAGCAAAGAAGAAGTTGATAAAATGCTTAAAACCATTGGTCCTATGTTAGAAGAAGGACAAAAGGGTTTTGATGCATTTGCCAATCATTGGTATGATAATGTTGAGAAAATAAAAGATGCCAATATAAAGGGACTAACGCTTGATGAAGAAACTGGGTGGTTTGAAACTTTTGATGATGTTCTTAATCCAGAAGTTTATAAAGAAGTAGCTTCAGTTTTGGGTATGTCAGAAGATACATTGGTATCTATGCTTAATAAGGGACGCCAATTTGCTGATATTGATTTTGCCAATGTAGAGCAAGTTAGACAGGCTTTATCAACAAGCGATTCTGTAATTACAGGAAATAAAATTAATAAGAAAGGTAAAAAAGCTTACTATATTAAAGATGAAACATTAAATGCGGAATTAAGTAATGCAGGCATTAATGACGTAAATGCTCAAGAAGAAGAAAAAAAGAAGTTACGTGAAGAACAAAATATCAGAACAATTGCAGACGCTAGTAAAATTAGTATTAAAAGACTTGAAGACATGGGCGCTGCAACTCAAGAATCTTTAATTAAAACTTTCGGTGATACTGGAGAATTTTCAAAAGAAGAAATTCAAAAATATGCTGAACGATTGGCTGAGTTAAATGGAGAAGAATTTGATAAGAAGGGTTTTAATGAAGATTATAAAAGCTATTTAGACTCTTTAGATTCTGAAAAAGCAACATTAACTAGTATTGAATCATACGTTTCTACAATAGTTTCTATAATAAATAGAGATAATATTGAAAAAGGTCATTTAGATAATCCACAAGCTTATAATGCTAAAAAAACGCTACTTGGTGACAAAGGAAAGGATACCGAGGCTCAAATATTTGCTTCTGGAACTAATAAAAATGGAAAGCCACTTAGTGATAGAAAATACAATGAAGGAAAGGAAAAATTAAATAGCTTTATTGATGAAAGTGAGGCTTATGTAGAAGAATTAAAAGTTGGTTTAAAAAATGCTAAAACTAAGTCAGAACAGGATAAAATTCAGCAAGAAATTGATGATTATGAAGATTATATTATCCCTAAGGCTAAACAATATTTAGAAGATGGTATTGCAGCACATAAAAAGTTTGCTCAAACTGGAGAAGATGCTGATGCTGCACAAAAAGAAGCTTATAAATTATTTAATAAGCAAAAAGGATTTGGAAATACAGACTTTTTTGGAAGAAATAGTAATTTAATTCAATGGGGAACTAATCCAAGTAAAGATAATAAACGAGATTGGAAAAATTTAAAAACTTGGGAAACGAATGAAAACCCGATTAGAAAAGAAGATTGGGCCGGAACAGTATCTTCTTATTGGTCACAAGGTATGCATTTTGGCTCCAATGAAAAAGGTAAAGGCGCGGAGTTAAGCTTTACACCTATTCTTCAAAAAGATAATGGTGAATTAAAAGTATTAGCAAGAGAAAATGTAGAAGCTTATTTAAATGCTATAACTGAAGCTGCATCAGATAATCAAGGTAATGTTGATATTGGAAAATTAATGCAGTTAGATAAAGAAGGGTTTGAAGATTTTGCTGATGAAGAAGGAAATAAACTTCATGGTTTACTTTTAGGAGCTTTTACAGGTCAACAAGATATGGCTTCGGGTTTCTTGGGTCAATTTGAACATGAACTAAGTGAGGCTGTAATAACTGATGATTTAGTACAAGGCGCCCAAAATGTAGCAACTTTATGTGATAATCTTAATCAGTTAGGTAGTACTGGTATGGCGGCATCATCACAAGTAAAACAAGCTTTTATTGAAATGAATGCTGAAGGATTATCACAACTTAGTCCACAAGAATTAAAACCTATTCAAGACGCTCTTAATTTAACTGGTCAAGATTTACAAAAGATAAGTGAATACGGAAGCTCTATTGATTTTTCTGGCATTTTTAAAAATTTTAAACCAGATCTTTCAGGTTTGTGGGATGGTTTTGTAAATGCTGATAAGGGCGGGAAAATAGGTGATGTACTTAATTTCGGTCCTGTAATTGAAAAAGCAAAGGCTAAATTAAAAGAACTTTTTAGTGGGACTGGACAAAATTTTGAACTACCTGCACCAAAACTCGGAGAAAAATTTACTTCAGTTATTAAAACAGCCAAAGAAAAAATTAAATCAATTTTTACTGGTGATAACAATAATGCTCCAGAAGTTAAACAACCTGAGACAACTAAAGAAGATAAAAAACAGAAAAAACAAGAAAGCACTGTTAAAAATGCAATTACTTTAGAGTCTAAAGTAAAAAATCCAAAAGAGCCGAAACAAAAAATAGAAAAAGCTATTCCTAAAACAGTTAAGAAAAGTGTACCAGTTACTGTTACAACGACCACTACTACTAAAAAAGCTAAAAGTGAACCCAAAAAAGGGTCCAACTCAAAAGATAAAACAACAGTAAATGAAACTAAACTGGTAACAGTTAATGCCAATACTGCGCCAGCTATGGCGAAAATTAATGCTTTATTAAATAAATTTAATAAAACTTATACTATTAAATATACAGCTAGCGGGCCATCATCAATTAGTGTACCGATTTATGCTAGCTTTAGAGGGTCTTGGCAGAAAACAGTAACCATTAATAAAGATAGTGATGCTAATGGAAGAAATAATCGTTTGCCTCGTCCCGTTTCAATTTCAACAGGTTCTTTAGCAAGAGGTTCTAGATATGGTACAATAGGTCCTCGTGATAAAGGCGGATTAACCTTAACTGGAGAAAAAGGATTTGAAATTGCCTGGTTACCAAGTGAAAATCGTTCGATGATTTTGGGTACTAAGGGACCACAAATGATTAATTTACCCAAAAATGCGGTCGTTTATACTCATGAACAGTCAAAAGATATTTTAAAGAAAAGACAAACTATTGAAGCTGGTTCTCATTATTCAACATCAAAAAAACCATATAAACCTAAAAATTCTGGAAATGGCGGTGGAGGCAATTCTGGCGGTGGCTCCAATGGTTCTCATTCTGGGGGCTCTGGCGGTGACGGCGGAAGACAAGCCAAAAAGAATCAAAAGAAACATATAAAAATTCTTGACAAAGCTGGTAAAATCGCTACGTGGTGGTGGAATATGACTAAAAAAGTCGAGGCCACACAGCGTAAAATTGATAAACTCACTAAAGATGGAGAAGAGTTTTTAAAGAAAGTCGGTACTACTTTAACCTCTTTTGCTGAAAAATTTGGTAATGAACTTATTAAAAAGCTTAATTTGCAAAAAAATTTAAACACTGATATGCGGGACAAAGCCAAAGATAAGCTTGAAGAAATAAATACCAAAAAAACTAGAAAGAAAACTAAGAATCGTCAGAAAAAAGTCAATAAAGATGAAAAGAAATTATTAAGAGCAAGAGAAACCAAATCTAAAAAAGACGATAAAAAAGCTAGAAAACGTTTAAAGAAAGATACTAAAAAACTTAGAAAAACTCAGAAAGGGGCTAACTGGGCAAATATTTCTTATGAAGCTATTGAAAGAACTAAACAAGGAAAGAAAGTTACAAAGAAGAAAATTACCAAAAAGGATAGAATTAATTTATCTAAGTATATTTCTTTTGACGAAGAAACGGGCGCTTATGTCGTTGATAAAAAAGCAATTAAGAAAGATTTTGGTAAAACTAAAAAAGGTCAAGCCGTAAGAGATGCTGCTAAGAAAAAACTCGATAATTATGTTGATAAACGCGATACTGCACAAGATAATATTGATAAAGCAAATGAAGCTTTAGAACAACTTGGTCAAAACTTATATGATGAGTTCTTTGGTTGGGAGACAGAGCTGACAAAAATTTGGAACATCACTCAAAAAATTGCCGAAGCTGAAGGACGACGCGCCCGAGCTGAAAGTTTTAATGATTTATTAGATGCTCAAATAAACAGTGATACAGTAAAAATCGTTGATAAGTTAGGTATTATTAACTCAGATTATTTAAATAAAATTACTGGTACTTTTGGTAAGGGTGTAAGAGAACAAGTTAATACAATAGGGCTTACTATTACAAGTATTGGCGAACAGGCCAAAAGTCTACAAAAAACTTTAAGTTTTGATGATGAGCAGACTACTTTAGATAATATTACTCAAATAATAAATGAAAATAAAGCATACACTGAAGCTCAGGAAGTCGCAGCAAAAGCAGAAAATAAATTAAAAAAATCTCAAACCAAACTTGACGATACAAAACAAAGAATAAAAGACTTAAAAAAAGATAAAAAAGACGCAAAGAAAACTAATACTAAGAAAGATGATAAAAAAGTTCAGAATAAACTTGATAAAGCAAAAGATAAAAGAGATGATTTAAAAGAAACGGTGGCAGAAAATCGAGCTGCCCTTAATGCAGCCCAGGCGGAAGTTTCAAGATTATCCAGTGAAATGCCGCGTATACTTGATGAAACTGAGCTATTAGCATATGAATATCAGAAAAAAGCTTTAGAAGATCAGGTAAAAATTAATGAGATAATTAAAAATAATGATCTTCTAAAAACTCGTACTAATAGTGATGGCACAATTTCTATTGATTTTAATACTAAAAACTTTGAAGATTTAAAACAAAGTGGACAAATTAATAGTACTACTGCTGAAAAAATTCAAGAATACGTTAAAAAAATAGTTGATGATTCAAAGACATTACAAGATACTTATAAAGATTTAACTGATCAATTAACAGAATTGCATACTTCTTTAGCAGAATTAAAAGAAGCTTGGGTAGGTTATTCTGATGATTTAATGTCTTATTTAGAAGATTCTCAAGAAGCAGACATTGAAAAATATAAGGCTTTAAGTGATTCTATTCGTGATGCTTTAGATAAACTTTTAGATCAAGTTAAAAAGAATTTAGAAGAGCGTAGAAGACAAGAAGATAATGCTAAAACTGAACGTGATATTTCACAAAAGCAACAACGTTTAGCTGCATTACGTGCTGACACTTCCGGTGGTCATCAAGTCGAGATTGCTCAGTTAGAAAAAGAAATTGCAGATGCTCAGTCAGATTATGGTAGAACTTTAGAAGACCAATTATTAGATAGGCTTTCTGACCAAGCTGAAGTTGCTGAAGAACAGCGTGAACGTATAATTGAACTCCAACAAGCAATTAATGATACGGTTAATAACGCCGCGACAGTCAATAAATGGATGGCAAGTCCAGAAGATTATATTGAAGAAATCCGCGCTGCATTCTTTAAAGCTAATGACTGGGAAAAGTTACCTCTTGCTAAGCAAGAAGCGTTAGAAACTCAATTTCAAACTTTAATAGCCGGATTATTAACAAATCAATCTAAACAACAATCTTATATAGACGCAATAAGAGAAACAACTGCGGCAGTTGAATTAGTTGAAGGATCTTTGAATGATGTTGGGCAAGATGTTAATTTAGATACAGAAAATAGTACCAGTATTGATGAAACTGTTAGAGAAATAGCAAATCAATTAGGTGCAAGTATTGATAAAACTACACGAGCTGTTGTAGATTTAACTGAACACGTAGATGACAATGCAGAAGCAGCAAATGATGCTACAAATTCAAATACTCAAGCAGTAGATACTAATACAGCCGCGAGCAATTATAATACAGCTTTTACTACAGCTACCTCTGATAGTAAATTGACAGTTTCTGAACTTAAAAATGTTATGAAAACTGGAAAAGAAGCGGGATATACTCCAGGTCAAATTGCCAAAAAATTAGCTGGTGTTAGTAAATTAACTTGGAAAACAATACTTGCTACTGCAAAAGATGCTGGCTATACAGGTTCGCAAGTAAAACAGTGGTGGCCCGATGCAGATAAAAATAGTAATTTTAGAAAGGCTTTTGCAGAAGTTTTCACCAAAAAGAAATGGAGCGAATATGCAACAGGTGGTCTTGCTAATTATACAGGTCCTGCATGGCTTGATGGAACTCCATCTAAACCAGAACTTGTTCTTAATTCAGCTGATACTAAAAACTTCATTGCACTTCGCGATGTATTAAGTAAATCAATGGGTAATATTCATAATTCTAATGAAACTTTAACGAATACAACATATGAAATCAATATAAACGTAGACCACATCA